GCCACATGGCACATAAACAGAGACTTGCCGACGCCAGTACCTGCAAGAGCAATGTTAAGGGTCTTTTGCGGCAATCCACCTTTAGTGATCTTGTTGAAATACTCAAGATCGAAGGGGATTCGTTTCTCGATGCGATGATAGAAATCATACCGATCAGCGTAATTATCCAAAAAGTCGTGACCAATATGAGGATCGAAACTAACCCCCAGAGCATCAGACAAAAGAGTAGGAATGCTTCCTTTGCCCCTCGCTGTATCTTTGCCATCAAGTATCTGAATGCTGTCCATGATAGCATTATAGATTGCTTTTTCTTGGCAAAACTTTTCTGTAGTGTCAAGAAGCCACTCGAGTTTTTGCTCTGATTTGTCATTCGAGATTTCCTTTAGAAGTTCGAGTGACTTATTTAACTCAACCTCAGTGAGTTTAGTCGACTCCTGAAGAGCAATCTCCATCGCTGCAATCGGTGGAAGACTGTTGTACTTCAGAATGAACTCTTTTATTTCCTCGAATACTTTTCTTTCGTGGCTTTCGGTCAGATACTCCTTCTTCAAGAACGGGAGTGACTTCCTCATGAATGCCTCGTTCCGAATCAGATTCGACAAGATCAAGTTTTCCGTTTTCATTCGATTCCTTTTCGTAGTTCTCAATAGCCGAATATAGTATATTACGCATCACGTTAGAAGTAAAGCGCACAAAACTATTAGACTTCACATCACAATTATTCAGATTGGAGATAATGTCATAATCAAATGTTAATTGACCATCATCTCCAACTTTCACGTTATTAAACTCGATAATAACACCATCATATTTCTTAAGATACTTGATTGCAAATGATCCAGGGTCACCATTCAAATCTAAGAAAAATGTATAATGCTTATCGAGTTGTATGAACTTTCGAGCATACCAAAATTCAAGTTTAGCAACAAGATTTATCAATTTACTCATCATCTGCTTCAACTTCCGCTGTTAGATTTCCAGCAACAGCTGAACTAAATTGATAGTTTGTGCGAATCCATTCTTTGAATTTATCATCACCAAGAATACTATCCCAGAACTCTGCGCATTCAGTATCAGCCAAACGCCATTTCTTACTATCAACTTCGCCAGTAGCAGTATTCACCTTTGCATACCAACCAACATTTGGTTTGGTTACATGCCCCGATTCAAGAGCCATATCAAGCAGACCAGAATATTTGCTGATACCACCATCGAAACGAACAGTCACTGGAATCTTGGCTTTCTCACGAACATAGCGAGACTTCTCAACATTGATAATAAAATTGTAACCAATTAAATCAGTTCCATCCTTTTCCTGCTGCCGACCAAGGATGTAAATGTTATCAGCAGAGTAATAAGAGCCTGTTCCGCCACCGACAATATCCTTGGGATACAGACCGATTTCTTTATAGGTGTGATTTACTACGACCATAGGAATGTCCTTCAGGGTGAGGTGTGGTGTCACCATACGGAACAGGGATTTAATTTGCTTTGCTCGACTCATGTCAGCAACTGACTTACCATCCATCGCATCCTCAACTTCTTTCTTCGAAGCCAAGTTGCCAATTGAGTCAATAACAATCATCACGCGCTCGCCGCGCTCAATGTTGCTCAACTGTTGCATAATATCAAACTTCAATTGTTCAACGTCAGTAATTGGAGTATGTACAACGCGCTCCATGTCGATGCCGAAAGAAGTGAAGTAATTTTGCGGAGTACCAAACTCCGAGTCGTAGAACAGAACAACTGATTCAGGATACTTTACTTGATATGCTTTCGCCATCAAAAGACTAAATGCAGTCTTGAAGTGCTTACTCGGACCAGCCCACATTGTGAGACCAGGAGTGAATCCACCATCAAGATCGCCAGAGAACGCAACATTCACTACAGGAATGCTGGTTTGAATCATATCTTTTGCGGCAAAGAACTTGGATTTTGAAAGAATTGCAGTATCTTTAATCGTGCTGTTCTTTTTCAACTTTTCAAGTAGGCTCATTTGTATTTCTCCGTATGAAATGTATTTGTATTATATCGCATATTAATTAAAAAAACAATCCAAAGAATCAATCTTTTCAGATCTCCAGCCGATTGATGAAAGAATGATATCAAGTGGTTCAAGAAATGATTTTTCAAATTGAAGATCATGATCGATATATGGATCGGCACCAAACTGTTTAGGAATTCCTGATATGAATGCAAGAGTGTTATTGTTGAATATGTTTGGTTGTTTCAAATAAACAAACTTAATCTTTTCACCTTCTTGTATTTCTTGGTATCTTTTTGTTAGATTATTTTCTCGCAAAAAGTAATTATACACAAGAGCACCCTTCACGTGGATCGGAGTTCCTTTCTTGAAGATATGCACTGTATCAGAATATTCTTTAAGACCATTGACAGATCTTGGGAATGAAATATCTTCCACAGGCAGTTTTCGAAAGTCTTCACGGAACCCTTCGATAAACTTATGTAGATCATCTTCTGTTTGAGTCATAATGATATTGATGGCTTCTTTAATCTTTGTTCGACAAGCAGATGGCGTCGATGATTTAACAGCCTCAAGACCCATAATCTTGAGTTTTGGTTTAGCATACGCCACACCTTCGCTGTTGTGAACATTTAGAATATATCGTTTCTTTGCAGTCCAGATTGCTTTGTCAGCCAATGACTCACGCTTCATTTCCATGCGCTGTTGAAACGCATTGACATATTCTTTCAGTTCTTCATAAGAAGAATCAATGAACGGTTGTAACTTGTCATCGCAAACCTTATCCATAAACTTGATGACTTTCTTGGTGTCAGAAGTATCAGGGTAAAGTTTCTTGACCAGCGGACCCATGTTCAAATAGATTGAGTCAGTATCAGAGGCGATGACATAATCTTCATTTTGAGTTTTCAACAAGTCGTTCATATACTCGTTGATCTTCTTCTCAATCCAACGAATAGACAACTGACCTGCTGTAGTAATGCCTTCGGCGATACGAATATCAAAGAAGCGGAAGTATTGATTGCCTAGCGCACCATAAGCAGAGTTTAGAGTAACTTTCTTTGCCAACTGAAGATTGTTGTATCGTGCAACTTGTTTCTCGAGATACTGAACTTGATTCTTATCTTCAAGAACAGTTTCGATTTTCTTCTTGGCTTCCAATGCCAACTTCTTATAGCGTGTACGATCTTTGTACATTGTATCCATGATCTCAGGCAACACACCCTGACCTCTATCCACATGGAACAATTGACTATTTGGTGTTACAGTCACACCTAGATTAGATAAGGCTTCTGTTTTAACCTCTTGATTGAGTAATGCATCAACATTGATGTTACCATTTTGAATAAACTCGCGCATGACATTGTTATACTTCGCTGGCTCAATGAGAGTTTCCATCGAAATATTATACTGCATGATCAAGTGCGGATACAGACTGTTCAAGTCAAATGATGCAACCCACTCGTGCATGCCAAGAATTGGATCCTTAACATAAGCACCTTCATACTGCGAACTCTTGATACCTTTTGACATCTGAGGGATTACAATTTTCTTTTTCAAGAGACTATTGTAAACGATTGCGTCCCACATACGAACCTGCGTGAACACATCATCGTAGTTTACTTTGTTGTCATAAGCAAGAGTCAATGCCAACTCAATCAACTTCATCTTGTCTTCGAGTTTCTCAACAAGTTCTACGTCCTTGATGTTATACTCGATAAACTTTTGATAGTCGTGTTTGTACAATTGATGAAGAGTTTCGAACTCAGAATAATCTAATTTCTTTTCACCCAACTCAACGTGAGCAATATTATCAAGACGATATGACTCTTGCTGTGAATATGTAAACTTGCGATAGAGTTGGATGTAGTCAAGAATCGCAATTCCAGAAATATCATAGAACTGCACTGGACGATTCATCATCACCGTTTCGCGTTTGCTGATACGATTCCAAGGTGAAAGTTTCTTGGCTTCATCCTCACCAAGAATCTTGGTGATACGATTTGCAAGATATGGAATATCGAATTGCTCGACGTTCCAGCCAGTGACTACATCTGGATGCCATCGGCTCCATAGGTCAAGGAATCTTCGTATGAGGTCTGATTCATCTCGACACTTTGCATAGTGCACGTCGTCACGATGCTTGACATAATCGCCACAACCAAACACAAAATAATTACCCTTAACTTTGATGCTGATTGCTGTGATTGCTTCATTTGCATCTCTTGGTTCAGGAAATCCATTTTCGGATCCAACTTCGATATCAAGATAGGCAATAAGTATTTTACTGACATCCCAAAGAATATCGTCAGGATACTCATCAGCAATATAAGCATACTCATAGCGAT